TATAAATGGAACAAGCCTTACCTGTTGCAACTTATTTGAATCTACAACAGTGTCGTACTCGTACAAACGCTCAGTCCCAAAGCGTTTAAGCAAGCCGCCCTCATTGCGGAGAAAGAAGTTCTCAACCTTCTTTGCAGCGGCTGTATAAATCTTGGTATCAGTTCTTGATGTAAGTGATGGGCTAATTTCACCAAACTGAAAGTTTGCAATTGGAACGCGGATTCTAGGCATTAGCTACGCCTTTCGACACTAAACCTTGAAGTAACAAGTTTCCTTGCAGTTTGTTGCTGTGAGTCTAGGCTACGCGCTTTTGCCATTGCTCTCTCTGCTTGAGCTTGCATTACACCAGCTAGTGTAGAATCCCTAGCAATTGATGTGGCAAACACAACAGCCAATGAATACTCTACAGCTAATGTGAAGTAAGAAGGCCAGTATTCTTCTGCGGCTCTAAAGCTGTAATCAGCAACAATCTCATCTGATGTTGATGTATCAGCAAAAACCTTTGACCCATAAATTTGATATTCAATAGGTGAAATGCCTGCTGTAACAGCATGAACCATTAAGCAATCACTAGGCAATTGATATGCGTTTTCATATCTGCCTGTAGGTTTTGCAGTAAGCAAGTTTAATACAGCTTGGTTAGTTGCAAAACGCCACCTTGAATTAACAAGTGACGCTCGTGCAACATCTTCATACATATTAACAGCGACCAAAGCTTCAGTGCTTGATTCCTCAAATGACGTAATAGGATTCGCGCCAATAAGAATTAAAGCGCGACTTGAGATGTCAATCGGTGTATCTGCTGTGGTGCTTACTAATGCCATGTTGGTTGGAGGGAAGGTAAGTTAATACCTTGACCTTCCCTCACTCCTTTAGTTGTTGTCCAGAACTTCGTAGATACCGTTAGAGTCAATAACTACAGCACCCATTGACATCATTGATGTCGCAAGATGTGAGACTTTCTCAGGTACATAGTTCAGTTCAGTCTTAACATCTGAGTTGATGCCAAGGCCAACAGAGCTTGTATGGTAAGCAATGTTTTTGCCAGCAGTGACAGCAGAGGTTGAGAAAATCTTGAGTCCAAGAAATTCTTTCATGCTCATGCCACCAGCAAAAGGTAGGTTCTGATCGCCTACATAATCGCTTGAAGCAAACTCATTGATGTTAAACAAATCAGCGTAAGCGGCAGGGTGCATCGCAAGATAGCGTCCACCGTCCTCTGGAATGTCAGCCGAACCAAATGTCTCAAACAAGCTAAGAAGATCAGCTTTAGAAACAGCGGAACCGACAGCACCGATCTGTGTAGCGTTGGCACCAGCGTCCATTGCTGTGTAAAGAATCTCATCAGTCTTACGACCAAGAGCAGCAGCAGCAGATTTAGCTACGGCCTGACGCTCATCAATGTTGACTTTCAATTCGTCAAGCTTGTCGATGTACTCAGCCGCATAGAAATCAGCCATGGTTGCCTCGACAGTTGTATGCACGAGTTCCATAGCAGTTACATTGCCATTACGAGCTTTAGTTGATGCAGCTCCGGTTCCAATTTTTTGGAAACGAACAGTGCTTCCGTTCACATTGGTAGTCCGTACAGTGTTCCGTAGCTTGGAACCCATACGCTGATAGGCCATGTGAACCTCAGACTCAAACTGCTTGATAAAGGCGATATCAATTGTGTTAGCCATTATACAGTCCTTCTATAAGGTTATGTTAAAATTACAACGTATGCGGTTATCTGCTCGGCTTCCTCAACGCGATTGTCCTAATGGGTCGCTCAGTGCATTACAGGCCGTTTATCAAGATAATAGACATTATTTTTTTCATTTACGCAACGCACAAATCGCATCATGCTATGACCGCATATCTCATATATGCCTTCATCAAAAGTAAACCCACACCAAGACAACCACATTATTGTGTCGTGATGATCAATAGGTACATAGTTTTCTAGTGACTCATAATCCTCTTGAAGCAAATCAATTACTGGTCTGCAGCCGCGTAGGAATGGGCGAAAGTTATTATTTACCGCGCCAGTACCAAGCATCCATATGCGTCCATGTTCTTCTTCGATTGGAACACTGCCTGTCATAGCAATAGGATCATTATCTAGTTTAAGGGTAAATGTTTTAGCACCAGTTATAACTAAAGGCTCTGTAAGAGCCTCTAGTGGTGTTGCGCCGTAGATCATACATTCCCTGCGATCATTAAATCTTAATGAGTCAGAGATTGTTTCAGCGTGTTGGGGTGTGCTTTTTACCAAAGACAACCGCCCAATACGCATAAGTTCTTTATCCATAAATCTTCTTGAACCCTTGCTCTACCATTTTAACAAACTCAGGGTCACGTTTCGTAGGATTATGATAACGATCATCCATCATCATAGATTTCAAATCGCCTTCTGAAATCTGTTGCACTGGCGTTGATGTGCTAGATGGGCCAGCCTCGCGCATGTTTTCCATGATATGCTCAAGAACTTTAATGCCATCAGCAGTTTCGCAAAGACGCTCAATTGCAGGCAACTGATCTTCTGGAAAGAATTGATTGGCAAACAAACTAGCTGCTTCCGTTCTTGCGGTAGCGTTGTCACCAAGGCTTTGAAACTCTGCGTCATAGTCAGGTATGTTTTCTGCCATAGCATCAATATACATTTGAATGCCTTGCTGAAACTCATCCTGACCAAACCCATTTTCAAACGCATGATCTGCCCACCAGCTTAATAATGGATTGTCTGGTGCAGCTACTTCATCAATACCATCTGGAAGAACATAATCACCTTTAGTTTCTGGACGATTTGCATAAGCTTCTTTCTCAATTTCTTCTATGAAAGATGCTTTTAGTTCTTCTTCTTTTTTGCCAAGCTTGCCTTCAAGCGAACCATAAGCTGCAGCCAAGTCTTCTGGAGACTTAAACTTCTCAGGCAACCACTCAGGACGCTCTTGAGTATCTGGGTTTACAAGTAACGGATCACCACCTTCAGTGACAACGCCGCTATCTTCTGCTTCAACTTGCGCTTCTTCATTCATTGTCTTTCACCTTATGTGCATGTTTGATTCTTGTTTCAATAAGACCAACCAAATAACGCTGACCCTCAAGATGCCTTAACTCAGCATCAGTCACCCCTGCGCCATTAACTGACTCAATGGTTACTGAACGCAAGTATTTCAAAGCTTCTTTACCAAGATCAGTTTGAAATAGTGCTGCTATGTTAAGGCTTATTTTTGTGTCTTCACTCGGAGAACGGCGAAATCCATCAATACCTAAATAGGTATTATTGTCCTTGACCAATCATTTGCTCCTGCTCAGTAGGCTGACCGCCCATCATCTGCTGCTGTTGTTGCATCTGTGCCATCTGCTGTGCCATAGCTACAAGCTGCTTTCTTTCTTCTAAATCTCTAATAAGAATATCTGGAACACCAAATTTCTTAGCAAGATATGCCGCAGTTTCTTCTGAATTTATTAAGATGTTGGTTAGCTCTGGGCCAAATCGTCCTTGCACAAGCTCCAAGAAACGTGCAACGGAGGAAATGTCTTGGTTTGCTTGAGCCTGTGCAAGTGGTGATACAGATCGAACCTTAACTTCACGACCATTAATAGTTGGAAGCTCAATACGCCCCTGCTTCTTTAGGATGTAAACAACACGCTGCAGTACAGGCTGTACTAATTCTGCTTGCAATCTACCAAAAGCAGAACCAATCCGGCGGGAAAGGTCAGCCATACGCTCCGCGACCTCAGTTGCTGACGCTGGTGTGCGATCAGGATTGCCGAGCATGTCATTGTACAAAGCTCGTTTAATGTTTAAGCGCATATCAGATAAAACAAGATTAGCAACATCAAAAGAGCCAGCAGCTTTAATGGGCTGCAAACCCATAGAGTTTGGGGCTTTTGGTATGACCGTTCCGGGAACAAGATTAATAGTATCTGGGTTAATAACACCGTCATCATCCATTTGATAAATGCCTGAGATTGCCATTTGTGCATTCTCAAGGATTAACTCAATAGTCAAGTTGGTTGTTTTGATTGCACTAAGCGCATTGATCAATGGACCACGCCCATAAACCTCACCAGAACATTTAGACCAACGGAAACAAATAAATGGATTCGATCCTACGCCCCTGTAAATGTCTGTTTTAATTACTTCTTTTGTATTTGTCTCGATTGCATAAAACAAAAAGCCGTCTTCGTTCTTAACGGTGTAATCTCTACAAACAATCTCAAGAATCTTAGTGCGTTCATCTGGGTTGTTTTGAATCTTGCGTTGTATCTTTTCCCCGATATTAGCCTTCGGATACATGTTTGGAATGTCAGAATAACGCACCTGACGTTCACGATAAACGTGGTCAATGTTATCATCTGGGCCTGTATCAAGAACAACATGCGGCAATGGTATAGCTGAGAAGACTACAGGATGCAGAGCATCACCTTCTGCCACATTAAGAACACCTGTGCCTACCGCCAAATCCATAAACGACTCGTGAACTTCTTGACCAAAGTTAGAGTTCTGGATGACTTCAAAGACATAATCTGTGACTTCATCCAGTTCGTTATTAATCTCATCCTTCTGTTCCTTCGGGACTTCAGAACCAGCAGTAAAATCCGCCCATCTAGCAAAATTAGGAACCAAGCCCTGCTGCAAACGCGAGGCAAATTCTTGCACTCCCACCACAGCCGTTTCATCAAAGATTTTATCATCTCTACGTTGCCCAATAGATTCCGCATAGAATGATTCCCTCTGAGGAAGTGAGTATTCATAACATTCTTCAAACAGAGGCACAAAGTTTTCGCGCAAGTTTTTAGCCTTTTCATACTTACTCAAGTATAAATTAGCCAGCTTAGTGCCAGAGTGCATTCCGTCATCTGAATTAATCATTATGAACCAGACCTATGAAAGATACTTATTGTAATAACCCATTCCGCCGCCAGAACTCTTGATAAGAGAACGCCGACCAGAGCCACCTTTTCTGCGCTGAACAGTTTTCTCAAGAGCTTCTTGCTTTAGCTCTTTCTTTTCAATCTGTGCTTCTTCTTTTTTTTCTTCCTGTTCGGCTTCAACAGCCTTATCAGGTGGTGGTGCTTTTGAGCCGCCGCCTAAACACATAACAAATCTCCTTGACGTTATTTACTATGTCTACCCACAAAACCAACAATTACGCAACGCACAAATTACATCCTTGACCATAAACCTTGACGCTGCCTAGCCTTCGGCTTTCGCCTAAATACATCAAACTCTGCTTTTGCATTGAATGCAACCGCTGGTTTTTGGCCTGAGATAAGTGTTCTGCCTTCGCCAGCACCCAGCATTAGGTACTGCAAGGCATCGTGAATGTGTGAATACATGTTTTTGTCTGGCTTATCATCGTATCTTTCGCCAGAAACTTGTATCCGCTTGTAAGAATAACCGCCTTCAAAACCTTTAATTAGTGTAGGACACCGCCTATCAATCATAAATGCAGGCTTTCCGTCAGACATTTTGTTTAGATATGAAGACACAGCCTCAAGCCTTAGGTCTACAGAGTTGCTTGGGGCAGGAGTAGCCCTTAGTCCTGCGCCTCTAAGTATTCTAAACGGTGTATCTTCGTCTGTCTGTGCGCGAAAATCACCAGCAGGATCGCCATAGATGTGTACATCTAGGTTAGCAAAGCGAGTTGCTATCTCTTGGCGCAGCATTTCAGCAAATCTTACAATGCCCATATCAATTGCCACTATCTCAGACTGTATAAGCCAACGACCACGCACTTTTTGACCAAACACAGCAGCAGGCGTAAGCCCAAAGTCAATGCCAATGTACAACGGAATGCCATCAGCAATAGGTATAGGCTCTTTAGCGATGTGCATATCAGGTGCAAACATGCCGTATACAGGCTTTCCTTCCTGTATTGTGCCTAGTCTGTTCATTACATAGACATCAATCCAGCTTTTAGTCTTACCTCTAACAAGATTAGAATAATAAGTCTTGAGCATGTTCTTATTATTCTCTGCATCTTTGTTAGTCTTGTAATCCATAACGCTGCCCTGATCGTCTTTAACCTCGACCATGCCTGCTGGCTGCGTATAAAAATTCCAGTTGTCAGGCTTAACAAGCATCCTAGCTTGTTCAATAGGTATGTGATCAGGGATCGGAACCTCACCAGACATGATAGGCCACCAGTGATCTTCTTCCGGCGCATTAGTATCAGCAATTACACCAGACCAACTAGGCCCACCATCACGCATAGAAGGGAAACGACCAACACGCATAGTACACGCATCAATAATCGACTTCGGTATCTCCCTAGCCTCATTGATCCAGATGCCAGTAAGCTCAAGGGACAAAAGCTTTTTAACATCTTCTGGTCTATCAAGGGCTAGGAAGATAACTTCAAGCTCTAGGTCTGCCTTTTTTATGAAGTGAGTGTATGGAACTGACCAATGAAACTTGCCCCACTCATCTTCTGGAAACCAATCAAGCCATGTCTTAATGGTAGTGGTACGCAGTTGAGGGTTAGTGTTTCTGATAATAGCCCAGCGGCTGCGCCTTACTCCGTCCTTATTAGGCTCTTGCTGCAATGCGCGGCGGAACACCTCGACACAACAGCCGACAGACTTGCCGGAACCTACAGGGCCACGAATGCCACGAAAGAACACATCATCTTTCATAAAGGCTTTTAAGACATTCCCATCAGGCTTGTACTTAAAGTTGGTCAACCTTCTTGTCCTTGCCAGCTTTTATAAGGGCTGCGACAGTCTCAGGAGCAATGGAAGCTATAATCTTGTCTGCTTCATAGTCAGTCTGAAAGTGCTTGGGGTAGTATTGCATGTGAACATTACGCACTACTTTGCGTAGAATGTCACGTTCCTCTACCTTTAGAGTGTGCATGAAACTCATGTTCTATACTTCTTTACTTTATCTCGTACTTTTTTAGGCTGGCTAACGAACTGTTTACCAGCTTTAGTTCCTGCTCTTTTAGCAGCACTGGTCTTTGCATACTCTTGCGCCGACAACGCCTTAATTGCTTTTGCCGGAAGATAACGTTCTCCAGTTGCTTTTGGTCCTTGGGTGGATGGCTTGCCACTCTTGGTTCTCCACTTCTGCTTTCCCCAATTGAGCAAAGATTTCTGCGGAGCCTTCACGATGTATATCCCCCGCCCTTGGCCTTGTACTGCTTGGCAAGCATCTGAGCCTTACGCGCTGACCACTGACCAGCACCACCGCCTTTTGATCCAGCCTTGATGCGGTTGAACAAAGACTTACGCATAGTAGGCTTGGTGTAATTACCCGCTGCGTTGACTGCCATTACTTCTTCTTTCCAGCTTTCTTAGTCGGGGCTTTGCCACCAACCCAAGCTTCATTGACATTATCAGTAGAAGGATCGTCAGCTTTGAAGCCGCCATCATCAGACCTAGCACGTTTAGGTGCAGCAACTACAGGCTTCTCAGTAACAACCCGCTTTGAATCCACTGAATAAGTAGAGCCGCTAACCATGCGACCGTCAGGCAATGTGCAAACATCACCCTTCCATTCTGTTCCGTCACGAAAATAATAAGCCATTTAACTGCCTTCTTTTATCATTGTTTCTATTCTTAATTCTTTAACAATTTCTCTAGCGGCTTGGCTTCTTGTAAAACCAAATTGTTTGTACTCTTTGGTCATGGCATCAACCAAGCCCTTAAACTGGCCTCTAAATTGCGGATCAATTCTTCCGCCAACCTTGATAAGAGATTTATTTTTCTTTTCAGAGGCTGAAGCCTTCTGCTTTTCAGCAACCTTCTTGATAGCCTTCGCTGGAGTTTTCATTGGTTAACCTTTCTTAATTAAACTTTTGCTTTTGCCTTTAGCCTTTTTCTTTTCTGCCATCTTCTTGGCAGCAGCCATACCAGCTTTAGTGTATGGAAACTTCTTACCAGCTACATTCGGCATCATGCTTTTCCTTTGTTGCGTTTACTAATTGCTCTCGCCTTCGCCCTTGCATCGGCCTTGGATGACGCACCCCACGCCTGCAGGGAGAGTAACAGGCGTGTGGGCTTGCCCTTCGAGTCGCGTTCCGGCCCGCTGTTGCCCGCCATCCGCGCTAGGAAGCTCGCTCGTCTTGGATTGTCGCCCGACTTCACTGGGGCTTTGAGGGTTCCGCCTTTGTAAGAGGCGCGACCTTTGGCGTTGAGACCACCTTTGGGGTTCTTGCCTGCTTTTCTTGTCCATGCTGGTGTCGCCATTATGTTGTAAACCCTGCTTTGCCAGTCCCATAACCAGAACTATTGTCAGACTGATTCCAATTCCCACTACTGCCAGTGCCAGTAGAAGTGTCACCATTGTCAGTAAAGGTCACAAGTGACTTAGCCTTGGCAATGCGCTGAACATTCTTAGCCTTGTTCTCAGCACTCAACTCATACTTGCTCTTGATAACTTCTTCACTCGTATCGCGTGGGCCAATATCAGGATAACTCTGAGTAGAACCTAAACACATAAGACGAACCTCTGACTAAAAAAAATAAACCTAAACCTTTGCGAACCTTTTTGAACCATAATGCTAGTGGTAGACCACAGTGACAGATGACACATCCGATTTTCAACCCCCCACCTTACTAGCCAAGATCTATGGACACCTTAATATCGCCAGCATGCAAGTGCATATGCTTGTCCGGAGCCTTGAAGCCAGCCCTGTCCAAGATGTCTTTGCTAGCCTCAAGCTGAACGTACTCACTCTTGGCTCCTCTGGCAAGGTTCAGCATCTTAGCCGCAGCTACAGTAGCATTGAGACCTAGGCTCTCACCTATCCGTTGCATCATGTACTGCTGGACATGTCCTGTCCGCAAAGCCTTGCTAGCACTCACTCTACCGGATTCGCCATCAGCGTATCCAGCAAGCTTTGCTGCTTCTTTAATGCTACAGCCTGTTGCTACAAGAGTATCCACCAAAGCCATCTGTTTATCGGTTAACTTCACAATCTCGGTCATTAGCCCCCCCTTGTGTTCCCCCCCACTATCAGCCAGTTATTCTCGGTCTGTCAACGCACAAATAGCACACATATGAGCGTGGCATACTCATGCGCCAGATGGCCGTTGCGACAGCGATGTGATCTGCTGATCCCATCACTGACGGACGTTACATCGCGCATGAACACGCTCAGGACACGGGGGTATTTTCACCAATACACAGCACCAATAAACAAAGATCAGCAAGTGTGAAGCCACGCTTGATGCCTC